CCGCAACCAGCCGAACCAACGCCCCCTGTGACACCTCCCCCCGAATGGGTTCCCACAATTCAACGATGCGGGCTGTCCCCTCAATCCGGTCGTGCTTGATCATCCCCCACAAACCACTCGCTGCCCCGTCACGAACCTCAAACCGCCCACGCGTGAACCAACCATCTTCAAATCCGTTAAGGTCTTCCCAGATAAACTCGCGACCTTCGTTGTTGACCTGCACGGGCAAGGTGACCGAATACCCTTCGGTAGCCATGTCAAATTGACATTGCCCGTCGCCCAGAACCGCCGTGCAAGGTTTCTGAAACACCCGCCCCAGCGGCCGGTTCAATGCTTCGGTCAATCCGCGCAATTCCGCGTTGAACGCACCATTGCTGCGTTTCAACTCACCGATGTGGCCGCGAAACTGCAACCAACGTTCTGTCACATCTGCCCAGTTCACCAACCAGGCCAGCACCTCGGCCCCGTCAAAACGCCCCTGCTCAATCTCGTCTTCCCGGATCGCTGCGTCACTCAGCGCGCCAAGCGCCTCCGTATTATCCACCGACAGACCGGTGGTCTGCGATAGCGCCTTTGCCCCCAAACCACTGTCCGCCTTGAAGCTGATCCCGTCAAAACTCAGCGGTAAATCATGATCGGTGAAGGCAAATATCACCCCATCCGTTCGAATGATCTGCCAGGCATGGCACAACGTCGTGTGCCCGGTTTCCAGATGCGCCTTGAGTGTATCATTGATGCCCGCCATCATATCCGCACCTCAATCACGGGAACATCCGGCACCTGCCCAGCCTGAAAACTGGCAACCGAGGTCAGGATGCGGTCCGTGTTAAATCGCACAGGCACGTCAAATTCAAACCCCGCGAAAATCTCCATACCAAGGTCGGGCGGATGGGAAAACGCAATGATCCCGGTCGTGGCATCGACCTGATATTCGATCCCGTCACGGTATTCGTCCTGCTCAACACCCACCCTCACAGTACCTTGAACCGGTTTGGTGATGGGTCGCTTATAGGTCTGTTCACCAGATCTATAGTTCTTGATGATCTGGAATGCCGTCTTCATGCCATCACCAATGGCAATGCTTTGATCCCGGAAAACCACCTCGGCGCGCGCTTTGCCAGATTTGTAATCCGCCCAGTCTTTCCACCGAAAGGCATACATCTGACCCATACGGGCCTCAAAAAACCCGATAAGCTGTTGCAAATCATCAATGGACCGCATCCCCAACCCGGCGTCATAGACGCGGCGTGAATGCGCCCATGGCGTGTTGCGTTCCTCAAACCCGTTGGCAAGCGTGACGACATCCGTCCGCCGCTGCGGCCCTCCGATGGACCCAAGGCTCAGGCTTTCGGGAAATCTGACTTCATGAAAGGCCATCTGCTGCTCCTGACTTAACGATTACGGTTGCCGCTGCTCAGCGCGCGGCTCATCTGTGCGGCGATCTGGCTTTGGCTGCGCTGAAATCCCTGCACATCGGGTGTCGAGATATTCATAACGACGGTGGCACCCCCGCCACCGCCGCCCGCCCGCACGCCCAGCTTGCCATCAGCGCCCCGGGCCAGCGGCATAATCGCCTCAGGCCCGGCTTCTCCCATAACCCCCATGCCCCCACGCATCGGAAAGGTCGTCGCACCGCTTACAACACCACCTTGTGCAAACGGCATCACTTTGCCCTGCGAAAACGCCGCCCCATCGGCAAATGGCAGAATGCCCCGCACCAGACTGCCGACACCCTGGCTGATCAAACCGCCAACTTGATCCGCCACCGGCCTGATCGCGGCATTATAGGTCGTATCAACGAGCGACTGTGCGACCGTGCGCAAGGCATCCGACAGCTTCAGCCCGTCAAAAGCCACCCCGTCAAAGGCCTTGCGCAGGCCTTTGCTCAACCCCTTTTCCAGCGTTGCAACGTCCTTGCCTGTGGCGGCCAACGACGTACGCATGCGTCGCAACTCACTATCAAAACCTGAGACAAGGATGGAGGTTTGCGCAAGCGTGCCGTTCAACCCCTCCGCATTGCCTTCCAGGTTCTCAATGTCATCGAATTTATCCATCGGCTTGATCCTTTGTCTTGTCCGGATAGGCATCCATAAGCGCCTCCAGACCTTTCTTAAGCAGCGGAGATTCCCCGCCCGGTGCCCCAAGCATCAGCTGCAACTCCGCCGGTGTGAGCGACCAAAAGGTATGCGGTTCCAGCTTTAGCCCCCTCATACCGGCCCGCATCAATGCGGGCCAATCCAGACCGCCAGTACGCCTCACTCTGCGACCACGAAGGCCCGCGCCAACAGTTCTGCCGCCGCCTTGGCCGCCGCCATCGGACCGCCTTCGATCTCAGCGTGGAACAACTGTTGGCCGGTGATCTGCGCACCCCCGCCACGCAGCCCCGCCCCTAACAGTGCCAGCACATCCCGGCTTGAAAACGCATTACCCTCAAACCGTTCAACCAACCCAACCAGTGACCCTTCCTCAAGGCTTTCTTCAAGCTCCGCGAGCGCCCCCAACGTAAGCCGCGCGATGTGTTGCTGACCATCAATGACCAGCGTCACATCTCCCCTCCACGGATTGGCCATGCTTAAACCGGAACAGCTGGAGTAAAGATCAACTCGCCCGCCGATTGCAGGCTCAACTCATAGGTTGCCTCGCCGTTCAGCGTGCCGGAATACTCCAGCGACGTCACCTGAAACGGCCCCTCAACAACCCCAAAATCAGGGATGATCACCTGAAAATCCGGGGTCATTCCATCAAAAAACAACTGCCGCGCCCGTTCATCCGTGCCCTCGTCGCGAAAGACGCCAGAGCCGCTGATGTTGGCCGACCGCACACCCGCCCCCACCAGCAATTCACGCCACCCGCCCTGACTGTCCAGTGAGGTGACATCAACCGCCTCCGCATTGAAATTCACCCGCGTGGCGCGCAATCCAGCAATGGTCTCGAACTGGCCATCACTTGTCATATCTACTTTGACCAAAAGGTCCTTACCTGCTTGAACAGCCATCTCTAGTCTCCTGATTTAATTGATAAGCTTGGGTCTTCGTGTCAGTCGTCCTGCACCCTTGCCCGAAACCGCATGTCGATCTGACGCCCCGCGCCCGCATCTGTTCGGGTCGCAGTCGCCCGTTCAAATCGCAGGCTGACCAGCCGACCCCGGGTGAGCGTCAGAGCCGCCCCATGCAAGGCATCGCTGACCGCGCCAGACACTTCTTTGGCGCCTGCAAAACCGGGATCCGTGGTGATCACAGAAACCGAAAAACGATGCAGCGCCCCGGCCCCGGACCCGTCAGAGGCATCACTGACGCTCTCTCGACCCAACCGCACGTAGGTGGCGGGCAAACTGCCCGGCGGCAACGCGTCATAGATGTTGCTGCCAACCAACGCGGCCAACGCGGTATCAGTGCTCAGCGCATTGTAGATGGCCGTTTGCAGCGGCCCTGACATGGCATAACTCATACCGCGATCTCCTCATCCGCATAGCACGTCAGATAGCGCCCTTCCCGGTCGCGCTCGGCCACGGCCTGAATGGCAAAAATCCGCGCGCCGTGGCGAAATCGCTGCTCTGGCATCGGGCGCTGCGGACTGCCCCAAGGCGCGCCTCGAACCACAATCTTGCAATTGATGCGACTGATGGCAGCGCCCCCCACGGCCGTCTCTCTGCCTGAACGCACTGTGATCTCCGCCCAGAGCGTCCCAAGGGCCGTCCAGGCCTGCTGAAACCCGCCCGCCCCGTCACTCACATGCTCAGGCGCTTCAAGGATCAATTGTTGGCTTAAGATGGGCGTGCTCATCGTGCTGCCCCCAAACGCATTGGCTTGAAACGTTCGATCAGGCTGCTGACGCCAAATGGCATGCAGCCGTCACTCAGTGCGGTATCATGGCGATATTCATAGTAATGTGTGGCCAACATCAGCACAGCCTGGCGCAGGTCCACCGGCAGGGTGTCCCAGGCCACGCCAAAACCTGCGTCAAATGCGATCAGGACAGAACCGGCATCAGGAATACGCGGCAACGACGTGCCAGTGGGGCGCAAACGAGGTCGCTGCGCATCCTTCTCCAACCAGTAACCGTCCTCGGTCACAATCGTTTGCGATCCGTCACGCGCGACCAGCGAAACGCCTGAAATCGACACGATGGGTGACAGCGGCAACGCTTGGCCCTCGGGGTTGCGCCAATGGGTCAACGACCATTCAAAGGATCGTGTGATCAACGCCTTGCCGGTCCGCGTCTCAATGGCAGCCAACGCCGCACGTAGAAAGGACCGCAAGAGGTCGTCTTGCAGGTCGTCCTGACCAAAGCCGCTGCCCAGCCGCAGATGCGCCTTAAAAGCATCGACCGGCATGCTGGCATCCGGGACAGGAGTTTCTTCGATCAACATCATGGAATATCTCCAAAAATTCATACCCTCCGAAAGGGTCGCCAGTTCCGGGCGCGCGGCCATCTGTCCTGCCCGGTCGGAGGGGAGCAGCTAGACAAGTCAGACGTTTCAAGGGCCGCACGCCCGGTCCGAGGCCAAGTTACCCCGGCCCCGGCATCAGCAAAGCGGTTAGGCCGTGCCGAACTTCAACAACTTGATCGCGGCGAAATCGCTCACGTCTCCGCCGACACGCTTGGTGGCATAAAACAACACATGCGGCTTGGCGCTGAACGGGTCACGCAAGATCCGCAGATCGGGGCGTTCCGCAACGGTATAGCCCGCGTTGAAGTCACCAAAGGCGATGGACATTGAATCCGTCCCCGCATCCGGCATGTCTTCTGCCACCAGCACCGGATAACCCATCAACTGTGCCGGTTCGCCGGCCGCCAATCCATCTGACCACATGAAACGGCCATCCGCGTCTTTCAGCTTTCGCACAACGCCTGCGGTTTTGGAGTTCATGACAAAGGCACCATTGGCGCGGTACTGCGCGCCCAGCGCATAGACCAGATCAACAATCGCCTCCGCCGTGACATCACCGTCAACGCCCGTGGGCACATATCCCAGATTGCCCCAGGCCCAGACACCATTGTCGACTGCCGCGTGGTCCAGGAACCCCCTGGGCTTGTCGACGCCATCACCGTTGATGAATGCCGCAGCCTCTGCGCGGGAAAACTTGTCCGCAATGCGACCCGCCAGCCAGCCCTCAATGTCAAACGCACTGTCATCCAGCAAACGCTGCGACGCCTTGGGCAACGCCGACAATTCATTCAACGCGATGGTGATGCGGTCAATCTGTGGCGTGTCTGTTTCCAAAGTTGGATCGGTCTCGGTCGCCCAGCCTGCACCAACATCCGTGTGATCCACCAGGACGTCATATGACGTCGCCTCAACCGTCACGACGGACGCAATGGCACGGATCGACGCGGTGGCATTCAGCACCGATTGCACCCGATCCGAGGTCTGCGGGTCCACCAGATAGCCGCCATCGGAATTCACCGCCGTAGACAACGATTTGCCCTCCAGTTCCAAGCCGCGCAGGGCATCATCATCGCCATTGCGAAGATAGGTATTGAACGCCTTTTGATGGGGTGCACCTGCATCTGTTGCCCCCCCAAGTGGTGTGCGTGCAGGCAGTGTCATCTTGCGATCCAGCATGGTCATTCGCTCTTCTGTTTGTTGAAGTTTGGTCTCAATTTCCGCCTGAAAGCCCTTGAAGTCAGTGACAAATCCCGTCACCGCCGCGCGGACTTCCTCTGCCGGGGAGGCGCTCGTGCCCCGTGTTTGTGTCTTGCTCATCGCTTGTCCTCGATTGCAGTATTTGCCTCTCGTAGCCGCGGATCATCCGCGCGCCATCTCAGCGCGCGCACCCTCAAAGGCCGCCGCCATCTCACGCAAAGTGTCGTCCACCAAGGTTTTCCCCTTGGTGCCCACCCGCGCACTGGGCAGCATTGGAAAGGTCACCAAGGACACCTCCCAAAGCTCCAGTTCCGACAAGAGCCGCTGGCCCTTGGTGTTCTTTGTGGCTTTTATGGTGCGATAGCCAATCGACAGACCGTCAATTGCACCCGCAGCAATCAGCGCCACGGCTTCTCGGCCCTTTTCAACCTCCCCCAGGATGCGGCCTTTGACCCATAGGCCCTTGGCGTCTTCGCGCACCTCGTCCCACACCCCGATCGGCTGGGTTGGGTCGTGCTGCCACAACATCTTGATGCTGCGCCCGGCTGCGGCAACGGCTGTCAGGCTCTGTGCATAGGCCCCTGTCTGCACAACATCGCCGCCCTGATCCACATCACCAAACAGGCTGGCGTAACCGCTGATCTCGGTACCGTTTGTGACCTCAAGCGCTTCGCCAAAGCGTGCGAACTTGCGCTCCAACCCACCCTCTACGGCAGACAAACCTGTCTCGTTCCCCGGCGCGGTGCCGAGGTCATTGATGCCATTTTCCATGACCGCTCCTCTGAAAATTCAGGCCCCTAGGGCACTACCACCAAAAAGCTTTGCACCGCCTGCGCAAGGATCACCGCAACCACCCCGTACACCGTGAACCAAAGCCGTTTTTCCAAACGTTCCATCATCTGCTCGATCCGCTCCAACCTGGACAGCAGATTGTCATGATGGATCGCGCTAATTTTCTCATGTGCCTGCAATCGCATCCCCGGCGCACAGAGAAATTTCTCAAAAACCTGCGCATCACTCATCGACCGCCACCGCCGGCAACCCCAACAGGCTGCGCTTTTCTGCTTCGGTCAGGAACTCGGCCGTCGCCACCCTTGCCCATTGCGCGTCCCGCTCTGCGGACAAGGCGGGCACCTGATCAAGGTCCGGCTTCAACTCAACCTGCACACCATCAAACCCAGACAACCAGACCGCCAGCGCTGCGGTGACCCGTGTTGCCAATGGCAAAACGGTCAACCGATAAAACGCGCGATGGGCCTCTTGGTAGTTGGCGTAAGTGGCGTCGCCCTGAATGCCGATCAACATCGGCGGCACCCCAAAGGCCAGTGCAATCTCGCGCGCGGCACTCTCTTTGGTCTTTTGGAATTCCATGTCACTGGGGGAGAACCCCATCGGTTTCCAATCAAGCCCACCTTCCAGCAGCATCGGACGCCCGGCATTGCGCGCACCCTGATGCATGTTCTCCATCTCACTGACCAGGCGATCATATTGATCCTCGCTCAACTTGCCCTGCCCTTCGCCACCCCGGTAAATAATCGCCCCCGATGGACGCGCCGCATTGTCCAGCAACGCTTTGGACCAACGCGACGCACTGTTATGCACATCCATCGCCATGGCGGCGGCCTGCAACGGGCTGAACCCGTAATGATCATCTTGAGGGTGGAAATTCTTGATATGGCAGATCGGCGATCCGACCGTGGCGTTAAAACGGTGTTTGCGCCCCCCCACCGCATATTCATAGGCAACCGGCCAGCCATCAGCGCCGGGCACAACCGACATCCGGTCAGAGCGCAGCACATGCATCTCTGCGGGCAACCCCGCCTCACTGCCAACCGCTTCGACGTAACCATTGCCACTCAGCAACAGCTGCGCATAAAGCGCCTCCAGCAGTTCGGCGCGCCCCTGCGCCCCATTGGGCCGGGCAAACAGGCTGATCAGCGGGTGGGTCTCGTACCGCGCTGTGGCGTCCTGCACCACAAGCGGCAAGGCGGCGGCGGCTTCGGCAATCAACTTGACGGCGCGAAACCCAACCGGGTTGCCGCAAAATCCGACCTTGGTCAGGCTCACCGCATCACGCGGGCTCCATGCAACCCGACCTGTCGTCTGATAGGCCACCACCGGCCCTGTGGCCGATGCCTTCTGCTCGGGCGCCTCTGCCTTTGAGCGCAGAAAATCAAACACCATCGTTGTCGCTCCTTTTACCTCTGCTGCCGATCTCCGGGGTCCCTGGACCCGCTCCAATCGGCGCAATCACAATCTCTCAAATAAGGCTTAAGGTCCTCACACCAGACCGTGCGATGGGGGGCGCAACACCCCCCACCTGTTGGCGCTAAAGTGAGCGCACGCCCGGCGCGCGCCACTTGGCAGCAGGCACGATCATCAACTCGTGCAATGCCCAGACCAGCGCATCAACCCTGTCCGGGCTGCCACCGCCTTCATAACCATGCGCCGTCATCCGACACATCTGGTCCTCCAGCGCGTCCAGACCCGCAACATGCCCAACCCGGCCCTGCTCATAGAGCGCGGCCACTGGTTCGGCCCGCGCGACCTTGCCGCGTGATGCATGGACAGATTTCAGCGGCACCAGCGGGTCTACCCCACGCAACACTTCGCCGACCATCTGACCGCCTTGGTTGACCTCCGCGATCAGCCGATCCGCACCGTATTGCTCCATCGCGGAAATCGCCGCCCTTGCCCAGCCCGACGGCGTTGCCCCCTGCACCGTGCAATCGGCCAAGACATACGCCCGCCAGTCCA